TAGGTTTCCAACATCAATATAAAATATTCTTCTTTCTGGTGCTCTAGAAATTCTGTATATAACTAGAGAATCTTCAATCATTCTTAGTTGATTGAGTGGTTTGATTGCTTTGTGTAAATGAGATATTACCATTTTTCTTCCGGCATTAGTTACACCAGATCCAGCATAAGCAATCATATCAGGAGCAATTTTTAATGATCTTTTATTATATTCTGCAGTACCACCAGTTGTCATTGAAGTTTTAGATCCTGCAACAATAGGTTTATCATTATACAAATAATATTCAAAATATTCACCTGACATATCTTTTTTTAATGTTGATCCTTCTGGGATTTTTTCATCAGGTTTTTTCTTTTCCCTAACTTTTCTAATTTTTAATGGGTCTATATATCTTAATTCTTGAATTCCAGAGGTTGGGTCATTTGGATCAATAACACATTGATAATATATTCTACCATCAACATACCATTTTCTATAAATATCATATCCATTATTATCAAAATCTAAAAGTCTCATTATTTCAGAAAATTCAAATTGAATTTTCTCTTTAATTTTATCTGTAACATTTAAATTATGTAGTGATAATGAAACAGGTGGAAGATCTCTTCCAGTAATAATTGATTCATTAATTATATCATCTATTGCTTGATCAACTTCTGGTTGGAGAACCATTGTTCTATATCTACTAATAAGGTCTGCCTCATTTTTAGCAGTTCCTTCCATATCAACATAAGTACCATAAGCACCACCCGCAGACATTCCATAAGAAGATGCTATATCATAAGTGCCTTCTAAATCATCAGGTTTAGCAAATGCTAATAATGGTTTTTCTTCATCTTTTTTTCCACCACCTATTTTAAATCCAAATAAATTTAATTCTGCCATAATATATTTTCCTCAATTTGATGATACAGTTTGATAATAATCTTGATCAAGGTTTTTATCAACATCAGGATCAATGTTTCTGTAACTAGTTTTAAAATATTGATAATCAAATGTACATGAATATTCTTCAATTTGACCAATAGAATCCCATGACATAGAAATATCAGTTAACGTTACAGGATATATATAATGAAATTTATAAGCCTTTAAAACATTACCATTTTTAGAATATTGTTTTGCAACAGCAGTTCCAAAATAAGGAATTTCCTTTGGGAATAGATCATATGTTATCCAAGCGTCTATATTAGTCATTCCTATCTTATCTACACCTGTTAAATGATCCATCCATTTTTCCAAAGCATTTCTTAATTGAAAATCTTCATCATTGATAAAAGTAACTGTCCATTGTGGATATGTTCTTTCACCTGGTTGTTTAAAATTTCTTCCAAGATAATTAACATTTAATGATGATGTTATTGTGGAAGGAAGAAATGTAGATTTAGCATGCCATGATGATTTTATAGTAGCATCAAAAGGAAATGTTATTTCTACATCAAATAAATTAGGCCGAGCGCCACCATATTTTAACGCATTTGATTTAAATTTTTCAATACTAAAAGACATAACACAAAATTAATCGGTGACGAAATTTGTGGTCGTGGATGAAACACTCGCAGTACCTGTTATAAAATAATCATATCTCCATGTTACTGTATATTCTTGAAATCCTTCAGTTCCCCAATCTAATGCAATCTCACCTAAAGAAGTTGGAAATGCATTAATCAACGTATAAGTTGAAGTATCATCTGAAGTTCCATCTTTATGAAGTTGTTTAATGGATAATTGAATATAATCATTATTTTCTGATGCTGTTGTAGGAGTTGCTGAAGATTTATATCCACCAAAAATTGCAGTTCTTTCACCATCCTCTTTGCCTGACATTTGTTTTATATAATCAACAATATATGATCTAAAAGATCCTTCATCATTCATCATTGTCATTGTCCACGGATCAAATTGTTTAGTTCCTGCTAACTTAATTGGACGCCCCCTATAATTTACAGGAATAACATTTAAATTTGTTCCTGGAAATTGTGCTGATCTAACTAAGTATGAATGATCTTTTGTGAAAGATGATGTTCCAAGTGATACTTCAAATAAAGTTGGTCTTGCACCACCATGTTTAATAGCTGATCTAATTTTATCTACAGAAAAACTCATTTATTACCACCTTTCTTATACGCTTTTTTGCAACTCATTATGCATCGCGTGTTGATATTGCCAAGTGACAGTAAATGTTTCTATTGTATTAACTGCTTCATGACTTAATTCTATTGGAGAAATATTACTTGGCCATACTCCCACCAAATCTACCGAAGTAATTGGGGTTGTAATTTTATCTTCACCTTCACCACTTGATGTTCCACTTGAACCAGTAATTGTAAATGTTTTTATTTTTGCTGTTGTAGTTAATGAATTATGACTAACACCCAATGGTCTTATATTACCAGTAGTACTGTTAATGTTTTCCATCCAAGTTTCAATAACTCTTCTAATTGGCATTTTTTCATCATTAATGATTGTAGTAGTCCAATCACCAAATGTTGTATCTCCCGCAAAATAAACAACTCTTCCAAAATATGATATTGGAATTTCGCCTTGAACATATCCTGGTAGAGTTGTAGCGTTACACAAATAAGTCATACTAGTTGAATGATCTGATGAAGTATTCCATCCAAGATCACTTGGTAATGTTAAACCAGATGGTAAACTTCCCATTTCTACTTGAAATAGATTTGATCTTGCACCAGAAGTTTTTAATGCTGAAGTAAAACTCTCTACACTAAATCCTGACATTTTTATTCTCCTATCGTTGGCCAACTACTTCACTAAATTCTACTCCTGTTCTTACAGCAACAAAATTAAGTTCAATAAAATTAATGGATCTTGCAGGTTTTACATAAATTGAACCAACAAACTGATTATTATCAATAACATTACCTGGATTATTTGAATCATCACAAACTACAAGAAAATCTGTAATTCCACCTCTAGCTTGAATATCTCTCAAGAAAGGTTCTACAATAGATGTAAATTGTGATCTTGTAAAATCATCATTAAATTCAAACAAGTTTTGTTGTGCTGCTCGTGATATTGATTTTTCTAAACTTATAAAAAGTCTTCTTACATTTATTCTATCAAAGGCATTTGGTTTAGCCAACAAAGTTTTATCACCAAATAAAACTGTACCTTGTCCAGGAAATCTTACAACTGAATTAACACCTTTTTTATACATTCTATCTCTATCATCAGCTGATGGATTCCAAACTAAATCAACAACACTTCTAATTTGACCTCTAGAAAATCCAGCTGGTGAATAAAAAGCTCCAAAAGAATCTTCTGTTTCTACTGCCAATCCTGCACAATCTGAATTTAATGGAATATATCTTGTTGCTCCACCATCTGCAATCCTTTTCCAACCAGAATCCATGGATGCGTATGAAGAACTTGGTAATGAATTTCTAAAATCAATTACATTAGTTGCTTGATTTATTTCACTTAAAACATCAGATAATTCAGGTGATACAAAAGCCATAATATCTTTTCTATATTCAGCTATACCAATCACATGATTAGATACTGCTGCAGTAACGCCACCAGTAAATAATACAGATATATCAGAATTTACAGGTTCTTTAAATTTATCAAAACCCACCATTAATTCTGAATCAGTTACAGCTGCGCCGTCATCACCACCAAGAAAATCATAAGTAGCTCTAAATCCTGAAGATGGAAATTTTGTACCATGCCCCGCTTCACTTCCCCAAGAAGATTCAGAAGAATCAGTTGCTGAATCTCCGTGAACAGTTGGTGTATTCATACAATAACAAAAAGGACTATTATTAATTATTGTTTTATAATAATTTGATCCCCCATCTGCATTTGTTGCAACAGAAAGATTGGTATAATATTGCATAGCTTGTCCAGCAACACCTTGAGTTGTTGCAGGAAACCATTTACCATCTTTATTAACAATTGCAATATGAATTTCATCATACAAGGCACCAACTCCACCATTAGAATCAGCCCAAGATGATGTTGATGGTGCATCAGCAGGACAACTATTTTTAAATTCCCATTCTCTATGCCAAGTAGCTGCAACAGTGATTGTATTTTTAATCATTTCTTTGACAGTAATTTCATCATCATTAGTAATTGAGGATACTGTAAAACGTTGTTTAACACTACTTTCTGTAACTGTTAATATGTCACCTGGAACTAATTGTAATTGAAATTGTGTATTAGTTCCTGTAATTGTTTTTGAATTCTCTACACCTTCAATAGTCCCTATCATGTTTATTGGATCTTCTTCATATGATGATCTTTTTAATCTTGTGATAACTGTTCCTGATGCACCTAAAGCTCCAGTTACTTGGTCTGATGAACCAAAAGTTACAGCATCAGCACCCGTAGCGTCTTGAATGGATAATACAATAGCATATCCAATAGCACCGCTGGCATTGGCACCCGTAAGATAACTTACTACATCGCCAACTCTTAATTCTTCGATTGCATTTCCAGTTGTTGCTGTGGCCATCCCGGATGCAGCATCAATTGTCCATGTTCCTGACAAAACTCCTTCTGGTTTATCAGGACCACAAATTGAAATTCTTAAACTATTTCCCCTCTCACCAGGATATTTGGCAACAAATGGGCCAAATTCTGAAGTTGGTGTTCCGCCTGAATATTGGTCATAATTTAATGTATATGATTTAAAATTATTAATTGCGACCGTACTCCCCGCTACTGTAGCTCCATAAGTAGTATTAGCAGTAGAAGCATTTGTCGCTCCACCACCAACAACTCTAGATATTTCTAAAGTTCCACCATATTTTAAAAAATTAGATGCGGATAGATAAGAAACTGCAGTCGCTTCGTTTTTTCTCCAAAAAGTTTCTTGCAATTGTGTGTCGTTTTGGACTGTACCATTTTGAGGATCTCCAACTGGACCCCAAAGAAAAGGACCAGCAAATCCTCCACGAGTTGTTGCGATTGTAGGCACTACTGTTGTTAAATCAATCTCTCTTGATAGTACGCCTGGACTAATAGTGAAAGGCATTCTGATTCTCCTGTTGTTTATTATATTTAGTAGACATTTAGCGTGTTAAATAGTAATTTAACCTACTTATGTTCACGTGTAACTTATTATATTTATCAAATTTACGATCTCTATTTAAATTTCAGAATTCCAATACAATCCAGATTTAAATTCTTTCCACTCATGATAATCAACGGATTCTGAGTCATCAAATCCGTCATTGTAAAATCCTAATGGTAAAGAATATTCATCACTCATTCTTTCTTGTTGTTCTAACAATTCTTTTCTAATATCTGAATCTGTTATTTCTTTAAAATATCTTTGATTCACCAACCAACCAAACAAAACTAAACACATAACCAAATCATCATTATATCCTTCTTCTGCTTGATATGATATTCCTTTTTCTGCAAAAGTCATTAATTCAGAAATAATATCATAATCTTCAATATGCAAATGATCCTTTTCTATCAATTCTTTTAAAGTTGAACACCCCATTCTTTTGACATTTTTAGATGTAACAATACCTATTCTAGAATTTTTTTTGAATCCTCCACTAACTTCTTGACCGCCGTGTGCCGCAGATGTTATTATTGTATTTTCATATTCAATATCATAGTATAAAATATCAGCAACTTGATTTCCATTTCCATTTGTTTCAATTAAACAATAAGAGTTGTTATATTTTTTAGAAACTTGTTCAACTATATGAGGAAATAAAATTGGTGATATTTCATTGTTTTTATATTTTGCAACAACGTTATATGGAATTTGTGAAACATCTAAAATTATAAAAGCTGAATAATCTTGACCAAGACCTGAAGCAGTATCAACTAATGTACAATAAATTTTTTCCTTTTCAGGTTCTTCATAAACATCAAGTTCTTGTTGTTGTCTTATTGGTGGTTTATAAGGCATGTTTCTCAACTTGCTTGGAACAATTAATGTATTTGTAGATCCCAAAAATTCACATTCAAATTCTTGTCTCCATTGTCTTTCACTTGTATTTTCAATTGTTTGTTTTTTCCACTCTTCATCTCTACCAGGAACGTCATTCCATTCAATAGCAAATGGGACATATGTATTTCTTTTTTCTTCTGCATCAACCCACATCTTATAAAACTTATTCATTCCATTAGGAGTTGATACAATAAAAACTTTTGTAGATTGTCCAGACGAAATAGTGGGATATACAGAATCAAAAAATTCTTCTGCTAAAGATGGTGGATCAACGTGCGCAAATTCATCAAGAAAAATAACATTAAAAGAAGAACCTCTCACAGCAGATGATGATGTTGCTGCCGCTATTACTTTACTTCCATTTTCTAATTCAATATTGCCTTTGTTCCAAACTGATATACCTTGTTGTAACCAATTAGGCAGATGTTCAAATGACATTTGTAATCTACTTAAAAGTTCTCTAGCAAGAGCACCTTTATTTGCAAGAATACCAACTTGAACACTTTAATTAAAAATTATATAATGAAGAAGATATGATATGATTGTAGTAGATTTACCAGATTGTCTAGGAAGTTTTGAAATTACAAATCTATTATTATGAAAGATTTGAATCATCCTTTCTTGATATTCATA